ACCGGTGCTGCCTGGAGATCTCCCAGGCCGCCTTGTCTCGGTTGTAAGCGGCGACCGTGACTAGGATGTCCCGTCCGATGAACCTCTCGAGCGTGCGGATCTGCGGGTGCGGGTCGTTCTGGCCGCCGGCGACGGTGATCATGGTGGGTTCCTTTCTTGGGTTGGTTAGGCGTTGACGCGGTGAGCCGGGTTGGTGAAGAGCAGGCCGATCATGTCGTGGCTGCCGAGGTTGGTGCGTGTGCCGGTGGTGGTGCCGGTGCTGCCGGGCCGCTGCTCGGTGCCGAAGTGCGTGTAGTGGATGATCTGGGTGGCGTCGGTGCCTGCGCCGTTGGTGGGGTTGGTGGTGGTGGCGGTGATGCCGGTGAGGGCGAGGGTGGCGGCTGCGAGGAGGCGGATGATCTTGCTCATTTGGGGGTTCCTTCCTGGTTGTTTGGACGCTTCCAGTGTAGCCGCCGCAGGGCTGGTTGTCAACCGGGGTTAGACGATGGCGATGGCGGTGTGTGGTTTGCCTGGTTCGGCCTGGTCCGCCCAGGCGCCTTCCTCGTCGGCGGGGGGCGTGGAGGTGATGGGGGCGATGTCGGCGGCTTGTTCGAGGGCGTAGCCGCCGTTGTTGTCGAGGGCGGTGGCTACGACGAGTGGGAGGTGCCCTTCGCCGGCGTCTGTCCAGGCGTTGAGGAGGGCTGCCGCTGCTGCGACGTTCATTTGATGTACCTCCAGGTGCGGTTGCTGTGGGCGGCATGCCCGTCGGTTTCGAGGTCGAAGAGGGCTTTGCGGGTGCGTGTGCGGGGCCAGTGCAGGATTTTGGCGAGCTCTGCGGCTGTGAGCCCGTCGGGGGCGTCGGCGAGGACAGCGGTAACGGCTTGCCGGTCGTAGGAGACGGTCACAGTTCCTTCTTCTTTCGGCAGATGGGGCAGGTGATGCGTGGGGGGTAGCCGGCGTCGCCGGGGAGGTAGGCGTCCCATTCGGTGACGGTCCACCGCGTGTAGGGGTCGCAGGCAAGTTCCACGGTCCATCCGAGGTCTCCGGTCCGGGTGCGGGCTTCGGCGATGATGGTGGCGTGGTGGCTGCCTCTCCACCATGCGGGGGCGGTGATGAGCGTGTCCATGTCGGGTCACCGTTGTGTGGGGTGCCAGCCGAGTTCGCCGGCTCTGCGGAGAAGGTTCTCTGCTGCCCGTTCGACGGGGCGGCCTGGCCCGCTGGGCGGGGAGAGGACTCGGACTTTGAGGCGCCTGGGGGAGGTGAGTTCGATGTGGCCTTTGCCAAGGTTGATGGCAGCGTATCCGGTTCGGCGGGTGAGTTCGTCACAGATGAGGCGCGCGCCGGTCTTGGTGTTCATGGTGTGGCCGATCAGAGGATAACGAAGCTGGTGACGGTGTCGCCCTGGTTGGTGGTGTCCCATGTGGAGCAGAATCCGAGGGCGGGCGCGTGGGGGCGGTCGCTGATGCTTGTGTCGGCGGCGATGTTGTGACCCTGGATGAGGCGCTGCGTTTCGGCGCCGGCGTACAGGCTGATAGGCGTGTCGCCGTAGCCGTGGGCCTCAAGCGCCTCGAGCGCTTCGCGGAGGACGCTGACGGTGAGCGGCTGGTTGGGGTCGGGGAGGTGCTGGCTCATGGTTGGGGGTTCCTTCCTGTTGGTGTTGGACCCAGGGTACCTGGGTAGTGGGGGACCTGTCAAGCGGCGGGGGGGTAGTCCGGGAGTTCGGACCAGAGGGTCCAGGCGCTGCTGGTGTCGGCGGCGAGCTCGAAGGTGAGAGCGCACGGCTGGCTGCTGTCGCCGGCTTGGTTGCGGAACCAGTCGGAGCCGGGGTCGCAGGTGGGTGCGCTGATGATCTGGTGATTATTGCCGAGTGTAGCGATACCAAAGTTGTGCCAGTGCCCGTGGAGGAGGACGGTGGCTTCGTGGAGCCCGGCGACGTGCCCGAACGCTTGGTCACGGAACCAGTCGGCGACCTTGGCTTTGCTGCCGCAGACATGCCCGTGGGTGACGCCCAGGTGCGTGCCGTCCGCGGTGACGACGGTGAGGGACTCTTCCCATTCGTTGGGGGCCACGAACTTGACGTGCTCGTACTCTTCCCGGCCTTCGACTGCCATGCGGATGTTGTCTTGGATGAGGAGGCCCCAGTCGTTGCTGGGTTTCCCGACCCGCTGGTTTCTGCCGATGCCTTTGCGGAGCTGGCAGTGGTTGGAGGGGACGGCGACGTAGGTGATGTCGGGGGCGTGGCCGGCGAGGGTCTTGAGGGCTTTGGCCATGACGGCTTGGGCTGCGCGGATCTGGGTGGTGAGGTCTAGGTCGTTTGTCTGCGCCTGGCTGACTGTGTTGTCGAAGCCTTCGCAGATGTCGCCGGCGTCGATGAGGAGGATCTCCTGGTAGCGGTGGCGTGCGCAGTGGTCGGTGATCTGGCTGATGATGTTGTCGAGTCTGCGGAGCGTGTCGGGCGTGCCGCCCCGGCTGCCGGTTTTGCCGATCTGGAGGTCGGAGAGGACGACGGCGAGGGTGGCGGGTCGGCTGGGCGCCCAGCTGGGCTTGGTGGGCGGCTGAGCGAGGATGGGCGCGAGGTCCTGGTAGGAGAGCCGTTTCGCTTCCTCTCGTTCGGCTGCGCCCGGGATGTAGGTGATCTTCTCGTACGAGCCGTCTTCGAGGCGGACTGTCTTGCCGCGGCTGGTGATGGCCTGGGTGGGGACGCCGAAGAACGCGTCGGTCTGCGCGTTCGCCTGGCTGGTGCGGCGGCGGATGGCGCGGCGGTGACGGCGGACGGCGGCCTCGGACACGCCGAACCGGGCGCCCAGCTTCACGTTGGATTCGCGTTGCTGCTCGGGCAGCTGGTCGTTGTCGATGATCGCCTCGTCGAGAGGGCTCATGGTTCCTGCTTTCAGTTGGTGTAGCCGGCTTGGATGGCGAGGTCGATCGCGTGGGGATTGTACCCGTGCCAGGAGTGGATCTCGTTGCCGTTGTTGTCTGTGCAGTAGACGATGGGGGCGCTGGTCCAGCCGTTGCGGATGGCGACGCCCTGGGCAGTCTTGTCTTCCTGGTAGTTGGTGACGCGGGGCGGGTGGCCAGCGTTGGTGAGTCGCTTGATGGTGGCGCGGCACTGCTGGCAGTTGGGGACGGTGGCGACGGTGATCATGGTGGGTTCCTTTCGGGGTGCGTGAGGGTTGGTCAGTTGCGGGGCGCGGGCATGGGTCGTGCGGCGGCCTTGCAGAGGGCAGCGGCGGTGAGGGCGACGATGCTGGGGCCAGCGATGAAGGCCGAGATGATGGGGGCCGCGTGTCCGGCGGTGGCGGCGTGGATGCCGGCGGCGGCGATGATGATGTGGGCGGCGGCTGCGATGATGATGGCGGCCCAGGCGGCGGTGTTGTCGTGGTGGTTCATGGTCGGGTTCCTTCCTCGTTGGGGACGCCCCCAGCGTAGCTGCTGGGGGCGTCGTCCGTCAAGCCGGGTTTGGTCTCAGAATGGCGGCTGGAAGCTGAGGTCCTGGCCGGCGGCGTTCGGGGCGGTGGGTGAGGTCCTCTGCTTGTCGTCCTTGCGGATGTAGCCGAGGAGGCGGGGGAACCTGACTTCGAGGGTTTCTCCTTCGCTGCCGTCCTGCCGCTTGTAGGTGCGGCGGATGAGGTCGCCGGTGACGGTAACGGTGTCTCCCTTGCGGACCACGTCGGCGAGCCACGTGTCTTTGTCTCCGAATAGGGTGGCCGTCAGGAAGAGTGGGGCGCCGTCGTCTTCCCAGGTGCCGTCGTTGTTGCGCCGGCGGGTGGCGCCGAGCCGCAGTTCGGTGATGGCCTTGCCGGTTTTGAGGTGCCTGACTTGGGGGCCCTGGGTGAGGTTGCCGGTGACGGTGACGGTGGCGGTCATGGTTGGGTTCCTTCCTGGTTGGTGAGGATTGCTGTGAGGTCGGCGACGGTCATGGTGACCCATTGGCAGCTGGGGGCTGAGCGTCCGTGTCGTTTGTGGATGATGATACCGGCGGCGGCTCCTAGGTTGTCGGCTTCGGTGTGGGCCTCGTGGATCCAGTTGGCGAGTTGGGTGCGGGCGACGTTCTTGCATTCGACGGCGATGGGGCGGCCGTCAGGTGTGGTGACGCCGGCGATGTCACCCTTGTCTTTGGCGCCGGTGCGGGGCTGTCTGTCGATGCGTCCGGGGAGCTGACCGTCGAGGTGGTCGGCGATCTGTCGTTCGAAGCGGGTGCCGGCGGCCTTCGCGGTCTGTCGGCTGCGTGTCATGCGCCTCTCGCGATCTCTGAGGAGAGGGCGACGGCGGCGTCGAAGACGTCCTGCCAGGGGCCGGCCTTCGCGGGCGTGAGCCTGGCGAGGGTTCCAAGGATGTTCCCAGTGGCGGCGGTGAGAGCGTCCCTGCTGAAGGTGCCGTCCCTGCCGTATGCGAGGCGGCGCATGTACCAATGGGCCTTGTTGAGGTCTTCCTGTCCGGGCGCCCCGGCCTTGCGTCCGGCGCGGGCAAGGTACTTGACGACGTTGCCCTCACAGAAGCCGAGCTGTTCAGTGATGACGATAACCTCGGGACTGTAGGAGGTGTAGTGGGCGGGGTGGTTGACGGCGTCTTCCTTGGCGGTCGAGGCTGCGACCCCGGTGCTGCCGAGGCCGCCGTCGCCCCGGCTGGTCTCGTCTGCGTTGATGTCGGCTTCGACCGGCATGGGGAGTGTGACGGGCAGGAGCACGAGCTGGGCGACTCGTTCGCCGGCGCGGAGGATGGTCGGCCCGCTGTCGTGGAGGAGGGAGAGGGGCAGTTTGAGGTTGCCCCGGTAGTCGGCGTCGATGACGCCGACGCTGTTGGGGATGGTGATTCCGCGCGCGCCGAGGCTACTGCGGAGGGTGAGGAGGCCGACGTACCCGTTGCTGATGGCGACCTTGTAGGGGAGTTCCACGACGGTGATTGTCCGGTTGCGGAGGGTGACGTCGGCGGCGAGGCTGAGATCGAGGCCGGCGGATGCGGTGGTGGCGCGGATGGGCGGCCTGGCTGTGTTGGAGGTGATCTCGATGCGGAGCTGGTCCATGTTGGGGGTTCCTTCCTGTGTTGGTGTACCCAGGGTACCCGGGTAGTGGGAGGCCTGTCAAGCAGGGAGGCTGAGCAGCTCCCGCCGGACGGGTGCGGCGGTGCTCAGGGCCTCCCTGTACGCGAGGGTGCTGGGGCTGATGACTTGGAGGCGCCAGAGGAGGACGATGACATCCTGGTAGTGGGTGGTTGTGTCAGGCCCATGGGGATCGGTCACGGCCCTGGGTGACGCCTTCGGGGCGGGTGGTAACGGAGTCAATGGTTTCGGGGTCCCAGGCGAGAGGGCTGGGGGATCCTGCGCGGATGGCTTCGCGGTGCATTGCTTTGGCGAGTGGCATGGGCGGTTCGGGGCGCATGTGGAGCACGTCCCAGAGGGCGGCGATCTGGGTGCGGGTGGCGGCGGGGAGGAGTTCTCCTCGGAGGCCGGCGATGATGTCGTCCCGGTCGAGGCCGCCGGCTGCGGCGAGGGCGTCGGGGCTGTACCCGATCCACTGGAGGCTGCGGAGCCGTCGCCAGGTGCCGATGGGGGTGGGGGTTGAGTCAGCCACAGTCGGCCTCCTGGGCGGCGAGGAGGGCGGCGAGGCAGGCGGCGACACTGTCGGGGTCGTCCGGGTCTGCGCCCATGTCCTGGGCAGCCTGCCAGACGTCGGCGGGGGTGCCGCCGTGCTGCTTGACGTGGTTGGCGAGGAGCGCCCGGGACTGATCTCTTGCTCTGTCCAGGGCGAGGTCGGCCGGGGCGGAGGCGGAGTCTGCTGCCGAGGCGTGGCGGGCGGCGGCAGCCGCCTCAGTGTCTGCGGCGTTGGGGTTGGACTCTGCGGGTTGGAGCTCGTCAGGGCTGTAGACGGTGCCTGCGAGGGCGTCGCTCGCGCCTTGACGGCAGACCTCGGTGATGGCGCGGCTCCGCAGCATCTGGGCGGGGTAGAGGGACCAGGGACCTCGCTGACCCCAGAGTCCGGCCCGGCGCGCCTTCGCCTCGTCCCAGGTGGCGGTGAATTCGTAGTCGGGGTCGTCCCGCCTGATGAGTGCGGCGGTGACAGACATGCCCTGCTCGTGGACGCGAAGCTTGTGGCCGGCGCGACGGACGACGGCGGCCATGAGGTCGGCGCTCATGGTCATGCGGCCGCGCATGACGACCATGGTCTGCATGACCTGGGGAAAGGGGACGCCGAGGGCGTCGGCGAGGTCCATGGCCCAGAGGACGTTGGCGGGCTGGTTGCGGTAGCCGTCGGGGATGAGGGATGACTGGGCGACTGCCTGGGCGTGTTGGAGGCGGTCCATGTTGGAGGTTCCTTCCTGTTGGTGTTGGACCCAGGGTACCTGGGTAGTGGGGGACCTGTCAAGCGGCGGGGGGCGTGCCGGGCCTGCGAGGGGGCGATGCAGGGATGACATCAGCGGCCGTGCCATCTTGGCAAACAAAGACACTAAAGGTGAAAACACTTAAATGAATCTCCCCCCTACCCCCCGCGGCCCGGACGTGGCGGCGTGGTGCAGACCACGGCCGTTTGTGTTGAGTTTTAACCCCCATCGGTGGTATGCTCGCACTGCGACGTCGGGCTTGGACCCCCGATGGAATGCCCTCCGGCTCGGATCTTCGCTTCCTTCTGCCGGGCCGGGGGGCGCGCAGTCCACAGACGGAAGCCCGAGCAGAAAAGCAAGCCATGACCTCCTACAACTTCCTCCCCCTAGGCGTACTGTCCGTCCCCGAGATGCGCCGTGACGACACTCCCCTCAACCGCACTGACATCGACGCCCTCAGGGGCCTGGTCACCTTCTGGAACTGCCCGTCCATCCGGCCGAGCCTCCAAGTCCTGGCCGATCGGGCAGGCATGGGGAAGCGCACCTTCTGCGAGTCCCTGCGCCGCCTCAGGGAAGCGGGCGCGGTCCGCACCTGGAACGGAGCTGCCGGGGGCGTCAACTTCTACGCCATCAATCTTTCTGCCGTCCTCACCCCGGAAGGCCTCGCCTGCGCCGGCGTGCCCGCCGGCTGGTACGCCGGTTACAAGCCGGCCCCTGCCGCGGCCGATCTGGACGCCGCGACCGAGACCAAGCCCCTCACCCCCGTTCCCGGCCGCGTCACTGAGGATGTCATCGCCGAGCAGTCCAAGAAGCGCATCGCCCGTCAGGAAGCCGAGATCGAGGAGGAGCGGGCCGAGAAGGCGAAGCTCGCCGAGTTCAACGCCGCCTACCCGCGCGGCGCCGCCCTCCCCAGCCAGTGGGCGGAGGCCCGCCGCCATGCCGAGGCTGGCACTCTCATCCGCGCCGCGAAGGCCTACGCCGCCCAGTGCAAACGCCGTAACACTCAGGAGCGGTACATCACCCTGGCCCGCAACTGGCTGAAGAATCACGCCTGGGAGGAACTCCTCCCCAACGGGGGCGTAGTGGAACTCACCGGCCGCATCCTCCGTGACCTGCCCGGCGACGCCCAGGTCGCCATGTCCCGCGCCGAGAGAGCCGCAGAGGACGCCTGGGACGCGGAGAACCAGGAGATCCTGTACTCGGGCGACTTGACCGAGGCCGCGTTCGCTGAGAGGGATCGGCGAGCCCGGGACGCCCGATACCAGGCGGCCGCCGAGTGGATCGCGGCGACCGACTACGACATCGCCCTCCACCTCAACTGACTCGAGCGACACGCCAGGAAGGAGCCCCCCCAATGTCCTCCACCGCCCACGCCCTCATCGGGTCCGTCCTCGCAGGGGCGCAGGAAACCGCTGACACGGCCCTCGTTGCCCCCGCCATGCTGCCCCCCGGCTGCGACGCCCTATGGTCCCTCATCCGTGAGGCCTGGGACGCCGGTCGGCAGCCCACGCCCGAGGCCCTGCGGTCCGCTGCTCCCGACCGGGCCTCCCTCATCCTCGACTGCCTCCACGCGTCCGTGAACCCGGCGGAGGCCGACTACCTCGCCCGCCGGCTCCTCGAGGCCCACGACCGGGAGCGCCTCCGCAGCCACCTGCTCCGAATGGGGCAGCTCCTCGACGGGGACACTCCCACCGAGGAAGTCGCCGCCCTCTGTGCCGAGCCGCCCTCTGCGACCCAGGAGCCGCGGACGGTCCGCGTCGGCGACGCGCTCCGCTCCTGGTGGGAGGACGACAGCGACCGGGGCGTGGGTACGCCCTGGTACTCGTACAACGAGATCGCCGGAACGCTGCGCGCCGGGGGCCTGCATATTGTCGGCGCCCGTCCGGCCGTCGGGAAGACCCTGTACGCGCTCATGCTCGCCCGTGGTGCCGCCGGCGGCGGCGTGCCCGTCCGGTACGTGTCCCTGGAAATGACCGCCCGAGAGCTCGCCCCCCGGCTGATCGCGCAGACCGGACGGCTGCCGCTAGACGAGGTCGCCCGTCGGAGGGACGCGGACGACCAGGTACGCCCTCTCCTGGACAGCGCGATCCGGGCCGTAAGCGGGCTGCCCTTGACGATCGCGGACGAGGCCTCGCAGACGGTGGAGAAGATCGCCGCGGGCGCCAGGGCAGCCCACCATCGTGGGGAGTGCGGCCTCCTGGTCATCGACCACATGCAGCTGATTGAGGCGTCCGACAGGCGCCAGAGCCTTCGCGAGACGGTAACCGCCCAGTCGCGGGCCCTGAAGGGTTTGGCGATGCAGCTGGACATCCCCGTGGTTGTCCTGTCGCAGCTGTCCCGCGCCCTGGAGGGGGAGGAGCGGCCGCCCCGCATGTCGGACCTGCGTGAGTCCGGCTCCCTGGAGCAGGACGCTGACACGGTGACGCTTCTGTCCATGCCGACCGTGGGCGGGGAGGTTGACCGCCGCAGGTTGATGGTGGAGCTGGCGAAGAACAGAGCGGGGAAGACGGGGACGACGACGTTGGCTCGCGTCCCGGAGATGGCTCGGCTCGAGGAGCTGGCCTGAGCGCCCTCCTCTGCCCCCTTCCCGGCTCTAGCGCCCCCCGCCTGGTACTCGGGTGGGGGGCGCTAGTTTCATCCCCGTATTCGGGCTCTCAGTGCTTCGCGGCTCGAACTGCCCCCCGGCCTGTGCGCCGCGACCCTAAGAGCGGGGCTTCGCCCCTCACTCCCCGTAGATATCTCTGGGTAGTGGGTAGTAGGGGGCTGTGGATATGTGGGAAACCCTGGAGATCCGCCGGCTGCTGCGGTTCCGCTCTCCACAGCCACCTGTGGATAACTTGGTTGCACATGTGGATTGCGGCTTGGGCGCCTAGGTTGTCCACAGCGAATCCACCGGCGAGGCCCCGGTTGTCCACCGCCTATCCACAGGTAATCCACATGGCGTACGCCACACGGGCGCGGCTTGCGTCCCCATGGCACGGCCCTCTACGATGGAGCCAACAAGTCCACAGGGCAACAGCTCAACCAAGGAAGGAACCCCCAACCATGAACATCACCAAGACCGCCGGGCCCCACCCCTTCGGATACGCCGACAGCAGCGCCACCCCCACCGACTACCACGGCGTCCCCACCACCACCTACACCGCCACCGCCGACACCGGCGAGGAGGTCGCCACCATCAAGGTCCTTGACCCCAATGGCGTCATCATCGACGCCACCTACCTCGGCAGCCGCCTCCCCGGCTACGGGTACGGCCTCATCAAGCTCGTCCAGGCAGTCGCCCAGGGCCGCGACCTCGCCATCGGCGAACCCGACAGCGACCAGGCCCCCCTTCTCAACCTGATCGCAAGCAACAAGCAGCTCGAGGACTCCGTGGACCTCCTGACCGACGACGGCATGGACGCCGAGATCGCCGCCACCCTCGCCCCCTACAAGGCCGCCTGACCTACGACCCCATCTCCCCGGGGTGTTGCGGCGCCCCGGGGAGAGGAAGGAAAACCCCCAATGACCGACACCATCACTCACAGCAGCGGCGACTACACCCTCATCCTCGGCGGAGGGGCCACGACGGTCACTGCCCGCACCTACCACCTCACCCGCGTCACCCGCACCGAGGACAGTCTCGCCCACCTCACGGTCGCCCCCGGCCGGTGGCTCGTAGACGCAGGGCAGCTGCCCGCCCACGACACACCGAGCAGCACCCTGGTCACACTCGTCCAGCACGTCCACGCGCTCCACGGGCAGCTCCGGGTCGCCGACAGCAACACCAACCCCCTCCTCGCCAGGCTCGCCCGGCCGGCCGACAGCGGACCCGAGGCTGCCGTCAGGTACGGCAGCGCAGCCGACCAGGCGGCCGACGCACACCGCAACCGCATCCGCTGAAAGGAACGCTCATGCCCCACCCCACAAACGCCGCCCACGTCATCGACACCATCTCAGCCGGCCAGATCGTCCACCACGAAGGCGAAGACTGGATCGTCGCCCGCAGCGAGCAGACCCCCGCCCGACCCGACCTCTGGACACTCACCCTCCACGGCCCCGGCGCCACCCGCCGCAGCGGCGCGTACATCACCAAGAACCGCCGCGACCGGGTCATCGTCCGCGTCTGCTGAACAGGGAAGGAAAGCACCATCATGCGACACGCAGCACCCCGCAGGCGCGGGAAGATCCCGGCCCGCCTCCTCGCAGCCGCCATCGTCTACGGCGCCAGCCTCCTCCTCGTCACCGGCATCACCATCACCGGCGCCCTAGGAGTGTGGGCCCTGTGGGGAATCCTCGGAGTCCGGTAACCCCGCCCCAGGAGCCCCCTGCCGTGTCAGTCGGTGGGGGGCTCCCCTACGTCACGGGCTGCCGGCGGCTGAGGCGGCGCCGGGTGATCCGCGGCCTCCGGGAGGCGGCGTAGCAAGCCAGTCCCCCACGCGAGCAGCGCCTCCGCGTACTCCTCCAGGCGGAACACGAGCAGCCTCAACCGGTGCGCCTCTCCCTCCGCGACGGCCCGCTCCTCGAGCAGCTCCTCACGGTCCGTCTCCAGGACATCAACGCGCTCCGTCAGGTGCCTGACCGCAGCCTCCAGGGCGTCCACACGGCGGTCCGCGGTCCGCTCCGCACGGGTGAACATCCACGCCACCCAGCCGGCAACCGTCAAACCGATCGCCCCCCACGCCTCAACCGGGATGGGGGGCACATCAATCTCACCCACGAAAACTCCTATCGGACATGAGCCCATGATAGGACCCGGCAGGTCACCCCTGGACGGTGACCATCGTCGGGAAGATCCTGTTCCCCGGCTTCTTCACGTGGGCGGTCACCGTGCCGTTCGGCCACATAGAGATAGTGGACCCGTCGTCCTCGTAGGACCCGGTCACCAGCGGGAATGTGGCCATGTTCACGCGCCCCTGGGCCTTGATCGCCTGCGGGAAGTCGAAAACCCGCTGCTCACCCGCCGCCGCCGGCGACCACACCGCCCAGTCGGAAGCAGCGCGGACAGACAGGAACGGCCCGTACTTCCGGTACTGCAAGCCGCCCCCGACGTCCTGCCACCCAGTGTCGGGCACGGCCGGCGCAGGCGCGGGAGCACCACCGCCACCGCCGCCGGCGGACTTCCCGGTGGCGGACTGCACGACAGAAGCCCACTGGTCGGCGTCCAACCGTGCGCCGGGGAGCGCCCCCACGGCAACCACGCCGGTGGCGCGAAGTCCGCCGGCGGCGTTGCCTAGCTGCCCGGACGCGACACCGTCGCACACGGGGATGCCCCCCCGCGCCTGGACGACGTCGGCACACGCCGAGACCGCGACCTGGGGCAGCTGCTCCTGGTAGGAGAGGGCGACCATGTCGATCCACTCGGCGGCGGCAAGCTGGTCGAGGGCGTCCCCGTACGCGGCGATACCGCCCGACGCGGTCAGCCATCGGAGGCCACCGGACACGATCGCACCGTCGAAGCCGAGGCGGCGGACCGCGGTCGCCTGCGCCAGCATCGACTGCATGTACGCGTCCACTGACCCGGCCGGTCGGGCCCCGGTGAGGATGTCGGGGTCGCGGGCCAGGACGATCCCGTCGAGGGTCCGCTCGAGCGCCCACGGCGTGCCGTACGGGCCCGTGCGGAGGAGGAGCGTGGAGAACAACTCCTGCCACGCGTCCGCGGACAGCAGGTGCCACTGGCCGCCGTCAGAGACCACAAGGTCACGGACGTACGACAAGTCGATAACGAAACGCAGGCCGAGGTCTGCGGCCTGGGACGCCTGACGGTCCATGTTCACGTACTGGGACGGGTCATCCAAGTAGGCGGTGCCCCGCGACACTGGGTTCGCGATCTTGTGGTGCGTCGCCAGGAGGGCCCGGTAGTCGCCCGCGCCGGCGGGGATACACACCGACCCGACCAGCCGGTCAACATGCGCGGCCCTGGACTCGGTAGGGGATAGGGTGGCCATCTGGTACCTCTCTCAGTCGGTTGCGCCCAGGGAAAACACCCTGAACCTGGTGCCGGGGTATACGCCCCCATCGTAGTGCCAGAACGGGTCCGTCCCGTAGGACCCTGCCGTCGTGTACGCGGCCGTGTGCGTCCCCGCCCCCACCTCGGTTTTCCATGTCAGGTGGTGCGTCATGAACGTCCTGTTGTACTGGAGCTCCGTCTGCCACTGCCCCATATTGTCAAGGAGGAAACCGAAGTAGTAGGAGCCGGACGCCCTATTCTTCTCGTCCTCCGACCCGAAGTCGGAGTGGACGATGCTGACGCACACGTCCAGGGAGAACTCAATCAGGGACCTGACAGGCAGGTTGAACGCGGTCTGCCCCCACCTACGGGTTGTGCGGTCCGACGTCGGCCGCCCTCGCCCGTTGCTCTTGTCCCAGTGGTCCACGAGCAGCCCCGAGTAGCCGGACGCCGGGCGGATCACGAACCCGGACGCGTCCCTAGAACCGTCCGCCGTGTACAAGACGCCGCCGATCAGGAACGCGGCCGGCGTACTCGAGGTCACCACCCCGTCCGGCGCGGACCTCAGGCGGGCCTGCGCCTCCGACAGGGACGCCACGCGCATGAACGTCCCCACCGAGTCGGCGAACCGACCCCACGCGCCGAGCAGATCATCCTGGCCGGTCGGCACAACGGCCCCATTCCAACGGGTAGCGGACATGTCACTCCTCCACGAACGCGGCCGTCAGCCGCGGCTTGTCTATCTTCACATCGCCCCCACCATCGAAGGTGCCGGGCGTGACGATCGCGTACCTCCAGTGTAAAGTCCGCTTCCTGCGGAACGACAAGTGGCCGGCCACGTTCAGCGACGCGGTCACCCCTGGCTCCAGGCACACCGACGACGACAGCCCATTGTCCCAGTCCTCATCCGGGGCGACCTGCATCTCAATCGTCACCCACTTCCCCGAATTCAACCGGTTCTGGATGCGGCACTGGCCGGACACCATGTACAGGCCCGGCCACTGCGCATACGGCAGGCCCCGCCCGTTGAGAACGAACCCCCACTGGCAGTCGTCCTCCCAGGTGATCGTGTCCTGCGGGCCGAGATTCCCGGTCGCCCATCGCCAGTCCCTCCACGTGAGCGTTCGCCAGTAGGTTGCGGTGCCGGTGAACGACCACGGCGCCACCGCGGACAGGAGGTGCCGCTTCCGGACGGGGAACCCCTCCTGCCCGGCCTCCATGAAGCTCTTCCCCAGGTTTAGCCGGTCGTTCTCCGTGGGTGACCGGACGAGCAGGGACCCGGACTGGAGGCGCGCCTCGGTCGTGTCCATCTGCGCGGTCCAGTAGTACTTGAGCCGGCGGATCGCGAACTTGCTGCACTTGTAGCCGGGGTGGAACATGAGCGAGAACGTCCGCTGCGTGTCCGTCGGGGAGAGCTGGGGGAGGAGGACGCTCCGGTATCCGGCTTGGAGGAACGCATGGGAGGTGCGGGAAGCTCCGCGCCACACGTCCAACCTCCACTCGTTGTTCGGGGAGTCCACTACGAACTCCACCTCAGGCTGCCCGCAGAACCCGTCAGGGTATGTGAGCGTGACCTCAATCGCTGACCAGAAAGAGTCCTCGAGGTCCGTGGAGAATGAACCGACCCACTCCGTCTCCGTCGCGGACGTGAGCTTGATCTCCCCCTGTGAGGGCGTGCCAGTGTTACGGATCACGGCATTCCGTAGGTCGAACGTCTTGTTGTACCAGTCCGGGAAGCCGTCGCGAGCCTGATACCCCTGTAGCTTCTTGTTCCGGGACTCTGCGGACTCCGAGTACGACATCACGGACCCGCCGCGGATCGTGACACCCGTCAGGTTGTTGCCGACCAGGTCGCCCACGACGGCCTTCCCCGGGATCGTTGCGTTGCCGGCGGTCAGCATCTCCGTGGTCACGGACCCGAACGCCGCCATCTTCGCCCACATCTCCTTGGACGCGTAGATGCAGTCCGCGGTCACAGACCCGGGTGCGAGGCGGGTCGTCCCGACCTGCTCGGTCAGGCTCAGCGAGTGCAGCTCCACCGTGGTGCCCGCCGCTGCGGTGATCGTCAGTCGCGTCGCAGCGACGCTCTTCGCCGGCTCCCACACCCACTCCCCGGTCTTCCACGCGTCGTCCGTGTACGGCGGATTGCAGACCTCGGCGTCGCCGAGCTTGACCGTCAGGCCGCCTTTACTGCCGGCCGCGTACCGGTAGGCGAGTCGCAGCGTCCACCGCTTCCCCGCCGGCAGGGACAGGGCCTGCGTCAACACGCACTGGCCGCCCCCGGCTTTCATGCGCACCCCCTGTGGGGTGCCGCCCGGCGGCGCGGGCAGGTCGGACACGAACGCCGCGGTCGCGCCGCCGGCGGCGGCCAGGGACCACACGTCGCGGCCGGTCAGCCCCGGGTCCTGGATCATATTCTCGGGGTCCACTGTGACCGAGCTCGCAGTGAGAGCCTTGATGAACGCCTGGTCGGATAGTATGGTGTCGATCACGGCGCGGGGCATCTTCGCCCCACCGGTCACCATGAGCTTCGACACACTCAGCCCGCCGATCTTCGCGTCCGTGATAGACGCATCCGCGATCTGCGCCTCCCCGATCGCCGCCCGGCCGATCTGCGCCGACGTGATCGTCTGCGGCGCCAGGGCCGCCCCGGACACCGGCATCAGCGACCAGGCGGCCCCGTCCCACGTGTACTGGGAGGTCAGCTGCCCGTTCCCGTCCTGTACGAACCAGACGGCGCCCTTAGGCTTCCCGGCGCCGTCGCCCGCCGTCGGGGCGGCGTGCGCCACCGTCACCTGGCCGGCCAGGGTGGACGCCTTCGCGGACGCCGCATCCGCGGCCTGCCGGGCCCCCAGGGCGTCCGCCGTCGCCGCGTCCGCAGCGGACTTCGCAGCTGCGGCCTGACGCTGCGCCTCATCCGCAGCCGACTTCGCTTTCGCTAGCTCAGTCGAGTTCGCGGTCACGGTCGCCTTCAGTGCGTCGTACTGGGCGGTGGCCGCCTGGGCTTTCGCCTGGGCTTGCGCCGCCGCGGACGCAGCAGAATCCGCAGTGGACTTCACGGCCGCCGCCGACGCCTCCGCCCGCTTCGCCACCGTGTCCGCACCCTGGGCTTTCGTCGCCGCGTCCTGGGCTGCGGTCTTCGCGTCCTGGGCGAGCCTGTCCGCCGCGACTGCCAGCGTCTTCGCGGCCTCCGCCGCCTGCTTCGCCTCGGTCGCAGCAGCCAGAGCTGCCGCATTGTCGCCGCTCTTCTTGACCGCATCCAGGGCCGCCTGCGCTTTGTCCTTCGCTTCCTGGGCGGCCTGCTGGGCGGCCCCCACCCCGGACTGGGCCTGCTGGGCGGCCTTCTGCGCGTCGGCCACCTTCGTGCCCAGGTCGCTCGCGGCGCCCTCCACGGTGGTCGCCTTCGCCAGGGCCTTCTCCGCGTTCGCCTTCGCGTCGCGGGCGTCACGGCCGGCGGCCTGCGCGTCCTTCGCCGCAGCGTCCGCCCGACCCTCAACTTCCTTCGCGGCCTTCTGCGCCTTCACCGCGTCGTCCATCGCCCGCGCCAGCTCCCGGCCGGCCGGGCCGAGCCGCTCCACCGACGTCTTCTCATTCCCCGGCTCGTCCTGCCCATCACTGATGGATAGGAGCGTCCCGTCGGAGTGCATCTTGACGATGACGGCAGCACCCTTCCACGTGTAGATGCCGGGCGTCTCCCCGACCAGGTAGTCGCGGGGCTCCTCGTACGGCATGCCGACGCGCACCCACCCGTCGGGGAGGGTCGGGTCCGTGGAAGGCGTGTCCACGACCTGGGCGCGCACCCAGTGGACTGTCACGTCGGAGGCTGCCCGGTCCTGGGCGGCCTCTCGCATGTTCAGATACAGACTGCCAGCGCTGGAGGGGTCAACCATGAGTCCAGTATCTCATCAAGACCGGCGCAGCTCCGCGCCGGTGACCGTCATCGGTTCGCCCGGTTTCATCAAGTCGAGGCTCATGGAGAGGATCGTGACGACACACCAATGGCCCGGTTTGTGCTCCACGGCGATCACGTCGCCAACCTCGAGGCGCGGGTCGGGGGCCAGTTGGATCCTCCATGTGCGGGTGCGGTCCCTGCCGAACTTTGCCCAGTGGTTCGCCTCCTCGACGACCTTACTCCATGACTTATCCGACGACAGGTCGGTGTTCTTGGTCACGCGCCCGTAGGTGCGGGGGTTGTACCAGCCGCCCCAGTACTGCATCCGCACCCAGAAGTCGAACGAATAGTCCGTCTCCCACCCATCCTTCTTCGACCCGCCCTCGGGCCGCTTCCACGGCGTCCACAGGTACCGGCCCCAGCTGTAGGTCAGCCCCTCCTGATGCTCGAACTCATGGCGGGGCAGCGACGGGAACACCCTCTGCTTCTCCAGGAACCGGTTGTTGATCGCCATGTCAACCTCGGAGGTCTTCTCGTCGGTTTTCAGCGACTCCGTGTACCCCTTCCCCTGCACAAGGGTGAAGGACCGCTTCCCGTTCCCCTTGGCGAGGACGTTGTACTGGTTCGGGATGCGTCCGGATGGGGCCTCCGCGGGGACGGCCGCCACAACGAATCCCGAGTCCCACGAGTAATACTCGGCCGCACTGGAGCCGGGTGTCGGCAGCGGGTACGCCTCGATCTCGCCCCGCCACGACATGCGCAGCCCACACCCAGCCGCCTTCGCTATCTCCATCACAGACACGAGGCGGTCCGTCGGCAGCTGCAACGTGGACGGGATCTGGTAGCCGCCACGCGAGTCAGGCACCCTGACACCGGTCGTCTCCCAGTTCGGGTTCAGCCGCTGCATCTCCGTCCGCAACGTCCCGCCCATGTTTGGGGAGTGGGGCCACGGCAGCGGGTTCTCCACCAGGTCGTGCAGCAAGTCCTTCGCGGTCACCGGCGACGACTCGGGTGTCTGCGACGGCTCCACGATCCGGAAGTGCCCGTACGGGAACTCCCACGAGTGCCCCTCCTCATCGGACAGGATCACGGTCGGACAGGCCTTCTGGCCGTACGCCGCGTAGTAGGCGCCCTCCCACTGGGGCGCCCATTCGTTCGGCACGCCGATACGCAGCTGCGCCGGCGCGGACGCCGACGTCCCCGAGTGGGTCAGCTCCCCCCAGTCGAGGGAGCAGCCGGAACAGGGCACGTCACGCACCCACTCCGTCCCGTACTTGATGTCCATGCGCATGCTCCACCGGAGCGGGCGGGACAGCTCCTCCAGTGTCGGCCCGGGGCGCATCAGTCGCCTCCCGGCATGCCGGCGAGGAGGCGGCACACGTCGTCGTAGGTGCGGGTCGCCAGCGACGCCCCGGCGTTCTGCTGGTCGTCGGACACAGACAGGCCTCCGAACTCGAGCGGCTCCTCCCGCTCGTTGACGATCGCCGGCGTGGCGTACGGGCGTGCCGCGGGGACGGGGATCCCGGACGCGACCAGCTTGTACCAGCCGGCGGCGTCCGGCGCGGCATCGCGGGTCATGACGCCCGCACTGAAATTCCGGTCGGCGGCGTCTGTAGGGCCGTCAGCGACCACGAGCTGAAGGTGTACGCGGGTAGCGTCCAGGGCGGCGCCGTTACGGCCGCGCACCCACACGACCCCCGTCATTGTGTGCCCGCCCACAGCCTGACGGAACCCGTACTTCCCCAAGGGCGCGTGGATGTTGCGGCCCTGCGCCCACCGGACCGGCCGCCCGTCCGGTGTCACGCCCGCAGCTTCAGACCCAATGGCCGTGTCGTCGGACCCGCCCGGAGCACCCCACCAGTAGGTGAGCCCCGCACCGGGGATCTTCCCCGCGGCCCAGTCCGCCTCGAACTGCACCCACTCGCCCCACGTGACACACGGCACGCCCGTATCCTCGTTGCGGCCATGCAGGATCTTCGGGTCCCGCTCCGTCACCGTCAGCGCCCACTCCGCCGTCCCGCGCAGCCGGGACTCCGTCTGCTCGACCTTCGCCTTCGACACGGCCACCACGCGCACCGGGTCCACCGTGCACCCAGGGATCGTGCACGCGTCCTGGTCATGGCATACCACCAGGTAGCGGGCCTGCTCGCACATCGCCCGCAGCGTACGGAAGTCCTCCGCCGTCCGCGTGCGACACTCCAACGTCGTCGCCCTCGGCTTTGCCGCGGCGGCCCACCGGTCCATCACCCCGGTCGTGGACTCGATCGTCGTCAGCCCCGCGTCGTACTCCACCGCGCCCGCGGACACGAGCTGCACGCGGGCCAGCGTGTGCCCGTCCGCCGTGCTGATGATGTCCGACCCGACCGACCTGCGGACCAGGGTCACCGGCGGCGACCCCCACTGCTCGTACGTCGTCGGCACGCCGATCGGCGCCAGCGGGTCACTGACAGCGTCCCCCCGCGGCCGCCACACGAGCAGCCGCTTCCGGTCCCCGTCCCGCACGTACACGGGGTACGAGTACACGCCCTCCGGCGCGGGCACCGGCCGCACGGACAGCATGCCTGTATGCTTCGCCGTGAACCCCTTCAGCGTCCTAGCCATCGGTCACCTGCTCATCCTGTACGCGGTCACAGTGGACGCGTCCGCGATCGTCCGCATCCTCGACGTCAGGGTAGTCTGCCCATCCACGGTCAACTCCACGTTGACGCCGTCCAGAGCTTTGCGTAGCATCCGGGGTGTCACCTGGTTCCCGGCCCCCAGGCTAGCCGTGCCGGACGTGATCGCCCCACCATCCGCATACCGACCCGGGTCCGTGAACCCACCAATGATGCCCTCACGGATCATCCTCCTCAGCCTGTACGCGCCCTGCTGCCCGCCCAGCGCCGCCACCTCCGCGGCCGTGAGCACATGCTCGCCGTGAGACAAGAGTGCCGGCACCCGGTCCTCCCGGGGGCCGCCGGGGCCGTACACCGCGCCGCCGGGCCGCCCCCCGCTGGCCAGCCGGGACACGCCGCCACCATCCGCATACGCGGACACGGCGCCCCCGTCCGCGAAAATACCTAACCCAAACGGATTCGCTACCACCCGCCGGCCGTACTCCTCGAAGAACTGTTTGATCTTCACCGAGACAGAGACGGTCTTGGACTGAATCTGGTCCATGTTGAACTTCACAGTCCTGAGCTTCCCGGACGCCTCATCCTTACCGGAGATCGTCACCTCACCGGTCGTGTCATCGATCTGAGTCTTGACCGTATCCTTCTCCCACCGGGCGCCCGTCGCGTCACCCAGAATGGACACGGTGCCGTCCGCGTTGTCGATCGTCTGTACAGTGGACTGGAGGCCCTCCAGGCCGCGGTCGTTGTTCGCGTCGATCTCCACATACCCGGTCGTCCCGTTGATCGAGTCGGCGGTCACAGCCAGCGAGTAGTCAACCTTCGACGTGTCACCGTCCACCGAGATATACCCGGTCATCCCCTCAATCTTCGCCTTCGCCCCGTCGGCGTTCTCCAGCGCCGGTTGAGTGTCCGCCGTCACCTCGGTGGACACTTTCTCGGGGATCAGCCCGTAAGAGTCGGCGAGCTGGGTCGCCTCATCCTCGGTCATCCCCATCGCCTCGGCGGCCTGGATGAAGGCATCCCGTCCGGTCTGCATCTTCGTCTGGAGCGCGTCCTGCGTCTCGCCCGCGGCGGCGCCGGCCTGCACCTGCGCCAGAGTCGCCGACGCCAGATCATTCAGTGCGGACTGGTTCTTACGGCCTGCCTCAGTCGTGATATCCAGGTTCTGCCCATTCTCAGCGATCGCATCATTGACGTTCTTCAGCGCCTCCTGGTACTTGATGTCAGCGTCAGACGCGCCGATCGCAGCCTCCCCGAAATCATGGATCGCCTTCACGACCTCCTCGATGCTCGGGGCCGCCTGGTCCGACCCTTCCTTCGCCTTCCGGATCGCCTGGTCCAAGCGATCCGTACTGTCGGCGGACTGGTTCGCGTTCGGGTCGATCTGCCCCAACGCCAGCGCCAGACGCGTGGAGTCGTCCGCTGTCAGCCCCATCTGGTTCGCGACCGCATCCAGGTGGGCCTTGAACTCGGGCATGTCGTTGATCAGGTCGATCATGCTGCGCCGCGACCCGTCCGTCAGCTCATTCGACAGCTTCTTGAACTGAGCCGTGGCCTCGTCTGTGCTCATAGACGCCAGCGCTTTGCCGGTGGACTCCAGCGTATCCTTAAGCTGCTGCACCTCGGACCGGGTATCCGCACCGAACGCGGCCGTGATCCCATCGAGGAAGTGGGCTGTGCCCATCTCCAAGCCCGCCCACGTCGAGGGCCGGCTAATGTCGGCGAGCATCACGCCGAACTCATCGGCGGACTTGCTGGCCGTGTCGAAGTGCAGCTGGTCGAGGGCGGAGCCACCGTTCTTCAGGGCGGACGCCATCTCGTCTACGGACACAGCCGCGTCACTGGTCTTGTTGCCGTACTCGCTGATACCGGCGATCAAGGCGCCCATCGCCAGCATCCTGCCGGCACGCGCCATCGCGGACGTCCCCGTCGCCAGGTTCTTGATGCCCGCGACCGCGTTCCCCGACGTCCACCCCAGAGTGTTCATCGCGTCACGAATCTCCACGACCTTCGGGGCGAGCACCATCATCCCGCCGACCGCAGTCAGCGCAGCACCACCCACAGCGGTGATGCCGAGCACAGCGGTCTGTGCGCCCGGGGACAGGTCGCCCAGCTTGTCCACCACCGACGTGATCGTCTGCACCACAGACCGGAGCGGCCCCTCGGACGATGACCCGATCTTGATCATCGCAGTCTCCCACGACCCGCCCAACTTCTCCAGGTCACCCTTCAGGTTGTCCTGCTTCAGGCGGGCAGTCTCCGCCGCATAGCCGGCGTCGTTGACCTTGTCGATCCAGTCTTGGATACCCTCCCCGCCCTCGTTGTAGAGGACGTTCGCGGCACGGATGGCGTCCGACCCGAAAATGGTCGCCATCGCCTGGTTCCGCTGCTCCTCCGACAGGCCGGACAGGCCGTCCTTCAGCTGCTGGGCGGTGGCGGTGATGCCGATGAAGGACCCGTTGGCGTCGTAGACGTTCAGGCCGATGTCCTTCATCGCGTTCGCGGCCTTGGTGGAGGGGTTCTGGAGCCGCTGGAGCATCGTCTTGAAGGACGTCCCCGCGTCCGACCCGATCAGCCCGGCGGACGCGAACGCCCCCAGAGCGCCGGTCGTGTCCTCGATGCTGAGGCCCATCTGGCTGGCGACCAGGCCCGACTGCTTCAGCGCGTACGCCAGGTCGTGGACGCCGCCCTGGGCTTTGCCGGCCCCCGCAGCAAGTAGGTCTGCGACGTGCGTCACCTGGTCCCCACCCAGGCCGAACTGGGTCATCGCCGTGGCCGCGGTCTCTGCGGCCTCCGCGACGGATACCTCGCCCGCGGCCGCCAAGTCCAGCGCCCCGGTCAGGCCGCCATGCAGAATGTCGGACGTGGACACGCCCGCCTTGGCGAGCTCCTCGATACCAGCGGCGGCCTCAGTCGCCGAGAACGCAGTGTCCGCACCCGCCTGGATCGCAGCCTCCCGCAGCTGCGACATCTCATCGCCGGACGCGTGCGTCGCAGCCTGCACGCTGGACATCGCGGCATCGAAGTCGGCGGCGGTCTTCGCCGCACTACCGGCGAACCCGAGCAGCCCCGCACCCACGCCGGCTACCGCGGTACCGACCGTCGTCCATGCCGCCCCGTTCTGACGGGCCGAGTCAGCCAGGCCGGCCAGACCCGACTTCCCCTGCGTGGACGCTTGGTTCATCTGAGAGGCGGCCTGCTGGGCGGCGTCCCCGGCCGACTTCAGCGCGTCCTGGGCGCCCTTCGTGGCGTCGGACGCCTCGCGCATCCCCGACTTCACGCCGGACGCGTCAGCCGTCAGCTTCACCAGGACGGTTCTATCGGCCAAGATACGACCCCTCTCCTACTACTGGTAACGAGTTTACAGTCTCACTCAGCCTCGCTGGAGTCCACGACGTACACGAGCGACCCCTCCCGGGGCGGGGAGATCAGGTCTCCCGACTTGTTCCGCTCGCTGTGATCCTTCTCCCACCGCTCTTTCGCGGCCTTCGCATAGCAGGCCGTCTCGTGGGCCTCGAACCAGCCGTCCATCGTGTCGTCCCACGCCTGGTCGCGGGGGAACCCGCACCCGCACGGGCACAACGACTGCTGATACGCGGACCACGCCTCAGCCAGGATGTAGTCCTGGTCGATCCACTCGGAGGAGCGGCGCAGCAGGCCCGTCGGCGGGCGCCCCCACTCCAAGGCCCGCTTCACGAGCTGCGACAGCCAGCGTCCCGACGGGGCCCTCAGGACGCGGACGAGAAAGGGGCAGTGATCGTCGGCTCGACCGTGTCCACCTTCCGGATGCACTTGGACAGCTTCTCCACCTGCTGGGACGATGCGGCGTACAGGGTTTCGATGTCCTTCCCGGTGACGCCCTCGGGCTCGATGACGTGTGCGGCGATGAACGCGCACTCCATCTCGTGGGTGACAGTCTCGCCTTTCTTGTGGCCGAGCTCCTCGAGCAGCTGCTTCTGACGGTGCACGTCCATTGTCTGCACGACGAACTCGACGCCGGACTCCTTAAGGGTGGCGAGCGCCTGCTCGGCTTCGGCGAGGATCTCTCGTTTCCGACTCTCCGGGATTCCCGGAAGGTTGGCCTCCTCGTTCAGTCGGTCGATGGTCGCCATCAGGTCGGTGCGCCCGTACAGGATGCACGCCTTCCGGGTCGGCTGGAACCCGGCGATCCACGACGCCAAGTCGAACCTCTCCGGCTCGGTCGCGCCGTCGGGGGTCGCGTCACGGAACTCGTTGCTCATCGGGGGATCCTCCCTCTAGACGTGTAAGGGGCCCGGGACTGCCGTAGTCCCGGGCCCCGGTTACGGGAGTAGGCTATCAGGCGCCCGCCGTGTACGGCACGCCGGCACTGTTGCCCTTACGCGTGTACACGATGAAGTTGCCGGCGACGACCCCCTGCGGGAGGACCGCGGCGATCGAAGTCGGCGACAGCGTCTTGAACGACGCGACATCCGCCTCCGTCGGACCGCCCACAGTGCAGGTGACGCGGGTGACGTTCACGAAGTTCGTGCCCGTGATGATGACCGTGTCGCCAGCCTTCTTGCCGCTCGGCTCGATCTTCGTCACGGTGGGCTTCGACGCCGCCGTGCCCGCCCCCAGAGTGATCTCGTTCTCCAGGGCATCCGAGATGAACAGGCTGACGGTGCGCTTCGTGTACGTGGTCCTGTCGTCCGGCTTCTGCGGCTGGCCGGGCGCCACGTGATACCAGTCCACGTCGTCGCCGTCAACGAACGGCATCTCAGGCTTCTTGCCCTCACGCTCGTACAGCTCGAACTCGCGGCCAGTCTGCGACAGGAGCTCCCAGACGCGGTTGTCGCCACCCGCGACCTTCTGGCCGTCCTCGTCGAAGAACCAGTAGACGCTGACCTGCCCCTCATACTCGGCGGGGCCGGGGACGGTGCCCTTACCCGCGGCGCCCAGGACGGGCTCCTCCACCGACGTGGAGCCCTTCGACCCGAGCTTGTAGTCCGACTTCATGACGGACATCTCGAAGTGTAAGCCCTTGTTGAGTTCCGCCGCAGTCGGGCGCTTCCTGTCGGCGACCGGGGCGCCGCCAATACCGAGGGCGACCAGGGTGATGCGCCCGTCGCCGAGGGTCCGGATGGAGCCAGCCATGAGGCTCTCCTCTCTGCCGACCCCACGGTCGGCGTCGTACATGTACCAGTGCAGTGTATCTCAGTGGGCGTGTCGGACGGCGCGGACCCGCCACATGTCCACACCGTAGAACGGGTGCCCCACCTCGGGGACGGTGACCTGGTCGTCGCGGAGCAGGCCGGAACAGTACTCCAAGCGGAGTGGCTCACAGTAGTTGCTGCCCGTCTGGAGTTGCTGCCCCTCCAGGCCGCGGCGGACATCATCCACGACGGTGAGGAGCCGGTCGGCGGTCGCAGCGACCATGGTGATCGGCTGGAGGTAGGACAGTTCGCGGAGCTCCCCGTCGAGGCACTCACCGACGCCCATGTTGATCGGAGGGAGCTTGACGAGGACGTACGGTGTCGGCGGCCGCTCCACGGTGACCTCCCCGAGGTATACCTCATAGCGGAGGTTCTCTCGGCAGAGCCGCTCCATGGCGGACACGAACGGCGACATGCGGATCATGCCAGACTCCTCACTATCTCGTCGAGTGTGTCACCAATCTCGTCCAGGACATGTTGGTCCATGAACTCGGCAGGATGCGGCATGCCCCCACCGCCCTTGGACGTGCCCCAGATCGTGATGTTGGCGAGGGCGCCGCGGGGTTTCTCGGGCCCGAACTCCGCTTCAACGACCGCGTCCGCGCCGCGCGTGCTGAACGTGTACGTGGAGCCGACCGCCCGGAACCCCTTGTCCGGGTGCTGCTGGTACGCCTCCCTGGCGCGGCCCTTCGCCTGTTCGAGGGCGTTCTGCACGCCAACCCGGACGGCAGCGGTCCGCTCCCCGGCGTCCGTGAAGGACTGGGCGAGCTGGGCGAGCTGGGTCGTGTCCCACGAGGCCATCAGGCAGTCACCGCGTCCACGAGCATGCGGCGGGCTGTCGCGTGTGTCTGGTTGATCAGGCCGCGAACCCGGAACGGATACCGCCACCCGGTGACAGTGATCACGTCATTGATCTTCGGGGAGTAGCCGACGCCCCACGGGAGATGCACCTCGGTCTGCTGCACCGTGTACGTGTGCCCGCCGTTCGTCTGGTCGGACCCGTACATCGTCTGCTGACGGAGCCGACACTTCCCCTCGTAGACGCGCTCCGTGGTCGGCTCGTCGCGCCCGGCCTGCGGGTCCCAGTTGTAGGAGCCCGTCGGCCGGTCTATGACGCACGTGTCAGTCATCAGCCACTCCGCCCGCCGGCGTCTCACGTGCGGGCGGCTCACGGTGAGTTCTCCCGCACATACTCCACCCACCCGTCGTCGGCGCACACAGGCGGCCACACGTCACGCTCGGTCCGCATGATCCCGATGCCCCGCGGGCGGGACGCGTCCGCATACAGGGCCAGGCTGCGCTTCTCCGTCGGCGTCAGGTACAGGCCATCCTCCGGGACCGGGCGACCGCCGCCCATCCAGTCGTCCAGCCGCTCGTAGTTCCACGACTCTGGGTTCGTGTACCCGCGGGCCGCGCACGACAGGACGATCTGCTGGACACCATCCGGCACATCCTGCGGCGTCCACGGGCGGGCGATCCGGCCGGCCTCCTCGATGACGATCGTAGAGGCCCGCCGCAGCAGCATCTTCGCCCTACTGACATCGCCCTCCTCGGTGATCGGCTCACCGAGCCAGTCAGAGAGGAGGGCGACCGGGGCGAGCGGCTCGCTCGCCATGGGCTGTCAGCCGATCTGCACGGCGATAGCGCGGGCCGCGTCCATCACAGCGAAACCGACGTACGCATCCACGACAGCGCGGTCCTCGGTGTGGTCCGGGTCGTAGTCGCAGATGAGGCGCAGGGCGAAGCCGTCGTCCGCGCGGGCAGCACCGAAGGTGGCGCCAAGTGGCACATTGGCGGCGCGCATCGCCATGGTGAAAGCGTCGCGGTGGTAGGCGACAGCCTTCGCCTCGGGGAGGCGCGGGTCCTCCACGACGGTCATGCCGAACAGCCGGCCGAGGGTCGCCTCGTGCAGGGCGTCACCGTCGTCGGCGTTGAAGGCGGCGTTGAGGATGTCGCGGTTGGACTGGATGATCTCGCCGACGGCCGGGCCGACAGCGAGGTACCGGTCGCCGAACGGGACCTCGTTCTTGCTGAGGACGCGGCGGAGGCGGGACAGGACCGCGAACAGGTTGGACCCGTCTGCCTTGATCTTGGTGGCCTTCGCGTCGCTGGTCGCGACGAGCGTGGCGGACGGGTTCGCGTCCTGGGGCGCCTGGATCGTGTCCATGAGGGCCGCGATCTTCTTCGGCAGGGCGTCAACGACGGCCTCTGCCTCGGGCTTGGCGACCTCGGTCTCGAAGTCCTGGAGGGTCCAGGTCTGCCAGTCGGAGGGGAGGCGTGCGGCGGAGTAGATCTGCGTGTCGAGGTTGACGGGCACGTACTTGCGGGTCAGGTCGTTGTAGGTGATCGCAGTGCGGTTGTCGCGCTGAGCCTTGGAGAGCTCGTTCGCGGTGGCCTTGACGGGGAGGGGCACGTTGACGGTGGTGCCGTACCCGGCCTCGTAGGCAGACTCGGCGTCCCGGTTGATGGTCCTGGGGAGGACGCTGAGGTAGCGGAGCGCGGCGACGGTGGACTGGGCCACCTTGACCGCGGGGGTCTGGAAGTTAGCCATCGGCTGTACCTTTCAGTTGGTCACTTGCGGAAGAGTCGGGCGCCGATGGCGTCCAGGTTGCTGTCGTCACTGGTGGCGGCGTGCGGCGTGGGCTCGTTGCGGGTGAGCGGGTTGGGCTGGCCGGCGATGTAGCCCTTGAGCTCGGTCGCGGCGGATTCCATCTGCTCGGGGGCGACGGCAGCGAGGAACTTGGCGAGTGCGGCAGGGAGCCCGGCCTTGGCGGCGGCGGCGACGGCTGCCTGCTTGGCCTGGGCGTCGGCGAGGGCCTTCTCGGCGGCCTCGGCCCGAGCGAGGGCGGCCGTCAGTGGGTCCTCGGCGGGCTCGGCGGGCTCAGCGGGCTCAGCGGGCTCAGCGGGCTTGGCCGGCTCGGCGG